GGTTGTTTATGTCGGTAAATCTTTCCAGATCGGAAATTTTCGGGTCATGCCCTTTGACGTAAAGCATGATGTAGCCGAACCATTCGGGTACCTCATCCAGCACCCGGAAACAGGTACCATTCTATTCCTTACCGATAGCTATTACTGTGAATATAATTTCCCGGGCTTGAATAATATAATTATTGAAGCAAACCATTGTACAGATATCCTGCACAAAAGAGTGCAGGAAGGAATGAGTCCAAAGTTTTTGCGTGACCGGGTGATCACTTCTCACATGTCAATTCGCACTTGTAAGGAAGCCCTGGCGTCTTATGACCTTTCGGCTGTAAATAACGTGGTCCTCATCCATCTTTCGGACGGCAATAGCGATGCGGGGAGATTTAAAAAAGAAGTGGAAGAGCAAACGGGAAAAGTTGTGTATGTAGCGGAACCTGGGTTAAATATTTCTTTTAACGTAACGCCGTTCTGATTGTGATCGAAACTTACAAGCTTCATGAAAAGTTTAAATCTTATTGGCCCGAATATGAAAAAAAAGACATTGCGAAAGTTTGCGGCATATTGGTAAAACTGGCCGGGTTAGGTAAAGAGAAAGATCCGATTACCACAGTTAAAAATAAGTGGCCTGCGGTATGTAATTTTTTAATCAATTGGGAAGGTAAAAAATAGCATTTTATGGAAATATTCAAAACATTCAACGGCGTGAGTGAAGCCGACCTGAAGGAAACCGGTACCAGGATCCTGGTGGACTGGGAGAAGCTTAACCCGGCAATTGAAAAAGCTGTGTTGCTTCGCCCATATGAAACAGTGAAGGGCTGGATAATAAGTGAGCAGGGGATTGAAATTGTAGTTGGTCAGAAACCGGGGCGCAAAACCGTAATAAAAACCGATGATTAACGAGCAGGCCTGCATCTTCCCGTTATGCAGCGAAAAAGTTGAACGGGATGAATTTTGCCTTGGCCATGAGAAATATTTCCCTGGTCCCAAACATGAGAATATTAAAAATTTTAAACTCCATGAGCACCGCACAATTTTAAAAAATAATCATGGCAACAGAATTTCATTTTGCGGTAATCAGTAAAATCACTTTAGAGCACAAAAAAGGTGAGGCTACCTCCGCTTTAAAATACAGCGATTTAAGATTAGAAGTGTCGGGTAATCTTGATAAATCGACGTACATAGATGGAAAAGGTCTTCCACGGAAAGAAGCCATGAAGCCAATTACTAATGCTCTCGTGATGGGTTTGATAACAAATATGCGTAATGGCTCTGCAAAAGGCTGGTGGAAAGAGCATGAGCATATGGAATACGTAATTAATCAGTTGCAACGGGCGTTCGTGGCCCTGGGAGAGACTGGTGAATCAACAATGGAGTATTAATAAAAAATCTAAAAGCACAGCGCTTTAAAAACATGATGACATTTCAAGAATTTCAAAAAATACCCGCCGGTGAAGTGTTCAGGGTGGTAACAACAAAATACCATACTATCCTTAGTGACGGTGCCGGTAATTGGCCTGAATTAAAATTTGTTTGTAAAAAAGGGCAAGTTGATGATTGGGCTATCTACTGCCATCTTCCGATCTATAATGCTGAATGGATAAAAGAGCACGGCGATAAGGTAAAGACCGATGTAAACATTCTTTCAATATTTCCCTGTGATCCCGAAACGCTTAATCATTATAGATATTAATTTTTTATGAGTACCGCCACCCAAATAGACACTACTTCCTGCGAAAGGATCCTTCGCTACCTGGACCGGGATCCCAGGATCGCGGGAATAGTGGAAGTAATAGATCCGGGCACATCGCTGGCGCGTGTTGGAGATATGTTTCTGGACGAAGACGAGCATAACCTGACGCGTATAAAGGAGTTGTCCAGGGGCGGAAAAATACTGGTTTATTCAAACGCCCGCCATTGCCGGATACCACCCGGAAATGCTGTGCATTGCCTGAGACTGGAGCCTTATTATTTAATTAAGAACTTGCATACACCATACGCATGAACATCATAATAACCGGCTACATAACAGACATCTTCCCGTCGGAGATCATAGGAACGTCCTTTGAAAAAAGGGTATTCTGGCTCATGGAACCAGGCAGCGATAAATACAAAAATCATTACCAGCTGGAATGTCACCAGGGTGATTGCAACCTGCTGGATAAATTTCGTGCAGGCGAGCTCGTTGAATGCCAAACCGATTTGAGGGGAAAGAAGTTCACTAAAAACGGGCGGGACTTTATTTTCAATACACTGAAGGTTTGGAAGATTACTCGGGTAGCGGAGCAGCCTCATCCGGAAGTGGTGCTGGACCGGAGTTTTGACGAGCGGCCGATTACTACGCCCGATGCAATTGATGATTTGCCTTTTTGATCAATGCTCTAATTAAAAGTACTAATGAAAGCAAAAACAAATTTTGATCCTGTCATCATAATAACAGGCGAGGAGATCGAAGGCGTGAACATTTTAATTGCCGAAGAATTGATTATTGAGGAGTAATATATAATTTTTTTTATCCTAATTATTCTTTGACCTGCCTAGCCCGGCGGGGTTTTTAGTTTCAAAAAAAATAATTAATCTAATAATATGCCGAAAAAATCTTCCTTAACCAAAGAACTCGACGCACCCTATGAGCGCAAATTTATAGATGAGCCTGAACCGGAAACAAAAGTGAAAAACTTGCCCGTTGCTTTGATTTTCCCCGATAAAGACAATCCCCGCAAAAGCTATTCGAAAGAGGTTGTAAGGGAGTTGGCGGACAGCATGCAACCTCCGATCGGATTACTGCACGCTATAACAGTAAGGCCAAAAGGTGATAAATACGAAATTGTTTTCGGTGAAAAGCGTTTTCGGGCCGCCACACTTTTAAAATGGGAAACTATACCTGCGATCGTAAAAAATTATACGGACTCCCAAATGCTGGAAATCCAGATGATCGAAGTACTGCAGCGGGAAGACCTGGCGCCGCTTGATGAAGCCCATGCATTTAAAACCCTGCTGCAGAAAGAAAACCTGGACTGGCTGGCTGCCCGGATCCACAAAACAAAAAAATACATTTCCGACCGCCTGAAATTAAACGACCTGGAACCGGAAGCAGCTGAATACCTCGCAAAGGGAATTCTCCCGCTGGGTCATGCGGTGGTAATTTCCAAGATGGAATACGCTGATCAGAAGGCCTGCCTGGATAAATGCATTGACAAGGGCATTGGCTGGGACACGAACAGCGATTATTGTAAAGTGCCATTAGAGGAGTTGAAGCATTTTATAGAAGAAACCATCATGCTTGAATTTACCCGGGCTTCCTTTGATACAGAAGACCCTGATCTATACCCCGCAGCGGGCCCATGCAAGACGTGCCCAAAGCGGACTTCCAATAGTAACCTGCTATTCAATGATATCACAAAAGATGATTTATGTACTGACGCCGCCTGCTTTAATGAAAAAATAAAACTCCATATCGAAAAAGCGAAACTGAAAGGAAAGGAGCAGTATGGAAAAGTGCTGAGCGGCGAAAAAAATTCCTACGGTAATTCGAGCGAAATAAAAGTGCAGGGGGTGACGGTTCCCATCCAGAAAACACCCACCAAAAATTCTATTCCCGTTGTGATAACTAAAGTGAATTCCCTCTCCGATAAAAAACAGGTGGGCACCATGGTTTACGTAGATAAAAATAAGGTTGATCTGGTGAAACATGAAAAAGAGGAGGCGAAGCAGGAGAAGAAAACTTCAAAAACTGAAAACTATAAACAAAGGCAGTTGCGGGAGTTAAAAGAGCTTTGGCCGTGGCTCGACTTCGTTGTAAAAAACACGGCAGTTAAATCCCCTGTTATTAAAGAATACTTCCGTTTAGAGCTCCACAAATTAAATGACAATATAGTTTTCGCCTTTGCAGGACAGGCCATGCTTATGCCGGAATTAACGACAGCAGAATTGGTTATAGAAAAGGTTGATGAAATCCATGGTTTAGATGATGTCGACCAAAGAACAGCCATTATTGATAAGGTGATCGCAGCTTTCAATACGGATGAGTTAATTATGATTATAAGCATGCTTAGCGTCATTAATATTTCAGAGGTTAATTTTTACAAAGATGAATACGGCTTTTCCTGGGATGAGCTGATGCAGGAGATAGGCACCGAAAAGATAGCTTAAAAACCGTTTACACCATGACCGAATTGGAATTAAAAAACCGCATAAAAACAGGAGTTGACCTCTACCTGGATAAAACCTATGATGTGAAGGACCTATACAATCATATGTACTCCGCCATCAAAGATTCAACCGACGGGGGCACCGAGCACAAAAAGCATTTGGAGCGGTTTATTTTTCAAATCGAAGGGTTGATCAAAGACATTAACCAGTATTTCGGCGGTAAAAAAAGCAGGCAGGTACCCATTAAGCAAGCAAGTGAGAAGCTGCAGCAGCAAATCAAATGGTTTTTGGCCAACGGTTATTCAGTTGACCAGTACAGGGGAAAGGCAGAAGAGAATTCACTTTTTAAATAAATGTTTATGAGAAAGCAAATATTTGGTTTAGGCAGGTCGCCCCCTTGGAATGTGACGGACACGGTTTTTATAAATCCACCTACCAAAAGAAAAATTACATCCAAATATGGCTAAAAGATTCGCCGATACCGACCTCTGGGACAAGCAATGGTTCATGGACTTGTCCGTGAAACATAAATGTTTAATACAGTTCCTTTTTGCAAAATGTGATCCGGCTGGCGTATGGTCCGCAAATTATTCGCTGGCATCATCCTTTATAGGGGAACGGGTAACTGCCGCAGATATGAAGGAGATTGCCGGCAGGGTCCGCCTGATTTCGCCGAATAAATTTTTTATCATTGATTTTATCGACTTCCAGTACGGGAAACTTTCGCCGGCATGCAAACCGCATGTTAAAGTTTTGGAGCTTTTAGTTAAACACAAAATTGATTCCAAAGGGTATCCAAAGGGTATACATACCCTTAAGGAAGAAGAAGAGGAAAAGGAAAAGGATAAGGATAAGGAAACGGATAAAGAGAAGGGGGTGCAGGGGGAAACAAAAAAATCGCCCCCGGAAGAAGGAGAAACCGCTCTGGGCTACGAAATGAGCCAGGCATTCGCCGAAATAAACCCGGATTACCCGCCCGAGCCCAGCCGGGACATGCCCGCAATTATCGCAATAGCCAATTTTCTCCATACCCAGGCTAGTAGCCAGGAAAAACCGATGTACGAAATGGATGTCGGAGAGCGAAAAACGGTTATGCGTGACTGGCTAAAATGGTGCGAGTGGTACCGTGAAAACGGGAAAAATAAATCATTGGAATACCTTGTGAAATTCAAACTACAGGAGGTTTATTCAGAAATTAAAAACGATCACAATGGGACAGATAAGCGAGCACCTGGGAAGGTTCGAATTGGAAAGGACGCCGGTAAATACAACCTTCTCAAGATCGTCAAACAAGAAATCGGAAGTCGATGAGGAAAATAAAATCATCCGCCTGAAGTACGCCGCAATCCGGGTCGGGAGGATGACTGATTGGGAAATTAAAATATGGGCAAAAACTCTGCTTTTGAAAATAAATGTCATCACTGGCTGGATAATACCGGATGCCGAAATCATGGATATCCTGGTGGACCAGTTTGAAAAAAAACTGATCGAAGATTACGACATGCTAAACCCGGAGGAAATCGAATACGCCTTCAGAAAAAACGGCACGCTGATCAAAGACTGGGGCAAGGAAATGAACCTTAATTTAATCGACCAGGTTCTGGGGCCTTACGTGGATGCCCGTTTAATTGCAAGCGCAAATGAGGAGCGAAGGAAATTTAAAGCTCCGCTACAACGCATTTTAAGTGATGAGGAAATCTTAAACGAGCGCCGGGGATATATCGAGCAGGTCTACCAGGGGATGAGGCGCGGTTATTTACCAACGATGCACCCTTATTTTTTTGAGGTATTACACACAGACGGACTGGTAAAGGAAGGTGAAACGCTGGCCGATTTTTTTGTAAGGAAACTGGAAGCCGGGGCCAAAAATATTTACGTGAAGGAATGAGCACCTGGCCTACGATAAAGCAAATAGCCAAGTCAGCATGCGCCGCCCGCAACTCGAACCTGGTAATTACACAAGGGACCAATAAAAGAAAAAACAAGTTCGGGAATGTCCCACAAATATTCGACGGCAAAAATTTTCAGAGCACCAAGGAGCGGGACCGGTACATTACTCTTCGAATGATGCTAACCGCCGGGCTTATCCAGGACCTGCAATGCCAGGTAGAATTTATCCTGGAAGTAGAAGGAAGAAAAGTTTGCAGTTACGTGGCCGATTTTGTGTATACGGTACGAATAGGCGGCAGCCGCGTAGTTGAAGACGTTAAGAGCAAGGCGACGCGGCGAATAAGAATATACAGGCTCAAAAAGAAACTGATGCATGCCTGTTACGGCATCACGATAAAGGAAGTGTGAATACTTAAATCCTATCAATGAAAAAATCACAATGACTATCGAGCTCCACATTAATGGCCGGCCTCATAAAACATGGATAATAGATTACAGCTTCGGTCCCGCTCCAATGCAAAGGGAAGCGATCTATAAAAAAGAGCTGGACCTGGAGCGGGCGGTATTGGAATGCAAGATCGATGCCGACCACCATATTTACGACCAGGAGTACCAAATGTTCGCGGTAGTTCAATCAGGACTGAGGCCCTGGAAAATTGATGAGGCGGATTATGAGCAGTTTTTAAGCCTGGTTGCTTATAACAAAAAGAAGGCGTCGCAAAAATTCAAAATTGAAAGGGTAATACCGTGAGAAGTAAACTCAGGTTATGAAGCACCGCATAAAAGATTTAATTTTCTTCCTTATCCAGTGCCTTATAGTACTGCTTTTTATTGCGGTTGTTTTTGGTGTGATTTTGCTATTTGACTTGGTTACGGCGTTTATTAAAATTATCATATAGGCATAATAAATAGCCATTCTATGATTCAATTCGCTTCATGTGGTGGCACATGATGACAGCCGGAAAGACGGCACTTTAAATATAATAAGAAAATTATGCGGCGACTCGATAAATACACACTGCTTTTTGATGCCTGCAAAAGGTTTAAATACGCGGCGTCTCAAAATCCATGGAACGGAAGGGATCAAGTACCTGAGTCCTGTATATGGCTTTTGGAACGGTACCCTGCAACGGTGGTTTTCACAAAGGAGGAAGGCTATCACTCGGGCGGCTGGTGGAAAAATCCGGATAATGAACGCTGCTGGCACCTGTCAATTTCTTTTCGAGGAGGCAATGAAAGAAAAGCAGCTAATGAGATTATACTGTATCTATTTCAGCCGTATCAAAGATTGATCTGGGTGGAGCCGCCTTACAGCAAGGAAGGTAAAAGTTTGGATGTATGGCATTACCGGCTTTTCTGTGATGAAAACTGGCACCCCATTCTACCGAAGGGCGAAGTTTATAATACTCATTTTACAGAAAAGGGGTGGAAATCATTTACTGAACTTCAATATGAAAGATCCTAATGACCGACACAAAAAATAAATTCATCCTTTACGTCGTTTACAAAAGCCCGTCGGACTACCTGGGGAAATATGTAGTAAGAAGGTGGGAAGGCAATACGTCGATAGTGAACCGGTGATAGGAACGGATGAATTATGAAGAATCTGCATTTGCAGCCGCACAAGCAAAATATAAGAAAGGTTAATTTCACCCCTTTAAGGCAATAGTGACAATGGATAAGGAGTTAATTATATAGGATAAGGAAGTATTGTGCAACTAAGTAATACAAAAAGTATTGAGGCGTAATGATTTATCAACAAAGTGCAAAAAGTCCTGCATAGTTGCATAACTCACAAAACAAATAATTCATGACTACAGATAAGCATTTTAAACCAGTGCGAGTACAACGAAGTAGAAAGCATAAACAAGTTGGCCCTAATTTACTTGAAACAAAATATGTTGGAAGACCATCGAAATGGGGAAATCCATTTAAAATAGGTGAAAGATCGCCGCATAATTATAACGTCACGTTAGACACTGAACATTGTATGGAGTTATATAAGCAAATTATCGAAAGTAAAAAAGAACAAGGAATTCTTGAAGATTTTATTTCGGAATTAAAAGGTAAAAATTTAAGCTGCTGGTGTCCTCTGGATTGGGAATGTCATGCAGATGTATTGTTGGAATTAGCAAATAATTAAGAATTTGCCTTAATGTTGATGTATTTCCCAGGACTACCGCCATTATATCCGAAAAACTGGCCAGCCCGGTCACTGGATCGGGGAGAATATTTGTAACTCATGCGGGTGAGATGTATTTGAGGTTGTAAAATAACATAAGGACCTGTCTTATTAGAAGTTATTTGGAGCTGCACATCGTTTCCAATATTCCATAATAACCTCAATCGATTTTTGCAATTCAGCGATTGAATTTTGCTTTTGAAAAAAACCTTGCGCAGACAGACTATAAGCCTTTACTACTAAATCTTGATTTAGGGCTGTGGAAAAAAATAAGTAAGGGATGCACCTAAGCTGCAAATTGGCATCCATTTTTATTTTGTCTCGCAATGCGAATCCATTAAGTTTAGGCAAATTAATATCTGAGATTATTAAGAACGGTATAACATCGGTTTTGGTTAAAAAATCAAGCGCTTGTTGCCCGTCAGCAAAAAAAACAATTCATTTTCATATTTTAAATTTCCAAAAACTTCCGTCAAGAAATCCTGGTCGTCTTTATCATCTTCTATAATTATAATAGGCCCGTTTTTATTCATAATTAGATTTTATATATAAAACAACGGAAGGTACTGGAATTAACCAATATGTCTGAGCCAGAACAATAAATAAACCATAAAAACCACTTTTCCAACCACTAATACCATTATTCCAACCATTAATTACAAAACATGAATTTTCTAAAGCGCCTTTTCAAAACGAAAAAACACCAGGCTTTCACCTCCGCCGATGTTCCACGAAAAACATACAAAGAAGATCCCTATCGGGGCATCCAAAATGATTTTCCGATTTACTCAGGTATCGCTCCGGAAATTGATCTGGGAGGGGATGACACCCCATCCACCGATTTTGGTGGTGGTAGTTTCGGAGGATGCGGCGCCAGCGGTGACTGGGGTAGCGGTTCAGGTGGTGATTCAGGAAGCGGTGATTCAGGTTCAGGCGATGGCGGGTCAAGTAGTGATTAATACAATTTTATTTTCGGAGGGGTTGAGGGTTAGGGCGTTTCTAAAAAGAATTTAAACTTAGGTTGCCGATACAAAAGTAAAAAGAGCTGCAAAAAAGGTTAAATTATAAATAAAATAAAATATTATCGCAAATGTTAGGGTGCATTTATACCTGCTACCAGAATTAAAATTTTTAACTTTTTTCTCGAACTGCTCTTTGGTCATGCCGTAAGCTTCAGCATACGTTTCAACAAAAAAGTCCATGGCATACCCTGTGTTAGTTGCAGCAAAGTTGACGTTTGCTAAGTAGTGGTCGACTACACTTTGATATAATATTTTCCTGGCTTTTTCATCAATGGTATTAAAAACGGGAATTAGATAAGTCAAATCTTCTTCAAACCCTTTATTAAGTACGTCAACTAATTCCAAGAAAGTTTCCTTTCCTGTAAGAAGGGATTCTGTGTCCATTGTTTTTTCCTTAGAAAATGCAATATCAATGTTTCGATTAATTTGGTCAATTATTACATATAAGTATAAATAAAGAGTACGATAGATAATACCACTGGTTACAGAAATGGTTAGAAGAAGCAAGATTTGTTTGAGATAAGGCAGTGAAATGGTTTTTTGAATGTTCCCGATATTATTAGCAAAAATAGCCACACCCCCAAGCGACAAGCCTATAATCCATAATGAAATACTATCAGACTTTTCAAATACGTATTTAAACAGTTCCTTACCTTCCGAATTAACTTTCCGAACAGTTTCTCTTAATTGGTCAAATGGCGTTTTAATCAAGATATTTAAGTTTTTCTACAAGAACGGGCGAATATTTGGCAAATACAACAATACTAACAACTAGTTATATAATAAAATTTTATTTAATTTTAAGTAACCTCCATAACACACATTCACACAACTTATTAACACTTAAAATAGATTGCGCTAACTTTACAACCTATGGTAAAACTATCCACACTAAAACCTGATCCCGGCAATCCAAGAAAAATTAATGACGCGGAATTCAAGCAACTGGTAAAATCACTGCAGGACTTCCCCAAAATGATGGAACTCCGCCCGATCATCACAGATGACGATAATATAGTCAAAGCAGGCAACCAGCGGTTAAGGGCACTCAAAGAATTAGGATACAAGGAAATCCCGCCCGAATGGGTAAAAAAGGCAGTTGACTTCACCCCGCAGCAGCTCCGGGAATTTATGTTGAAGGACAATGATCATGCGGGGCAGTATGATTGGCAAATCCTTAAAGACGACTGGGACGCCAAGGAAATTATAGACTGGGGAATTACCAATCTTTCTGAGCCACCCGACCTGGAACCACCGCCGCCGAACGAGGAAAAGGTATCCTTCACCAAAAAAAACACGGCTTTTGTAAAGATCATTTTTAAAACGCCGAAACAACTCCAAAAAGCTGAACCTGAAATAAAAATTTTAACCGAAAAATATAAAGGTGCAATTTTCACCGTAAGTGCAGGCGGGAAGGCGGTTTAAGCGGAAAAGGCACTAAAAAAATGGCCACACAAAGCAACACACTAAAAAAAGCAATGATCGAGGCCTTGGAAAAGTCATTGGGCATTGTTACGACCGCCGCCAAAAGCGTGGGTATTGACCGGGGTACGCATTACAAATGGTATAAAAAGAATAAGAAGTACCGGGCTGCAGTTGATGATATTTCAGAAAGGTCGTTGGACTTTGCTGAGAGCAAATTACATCAACTAATAGCAGGCATTGTTTTACCAGAAACAAAAGTTTTTGTCGTGCAGGGAAAAAAAGGAAAGGAAATTTTGACTCATAAAGGTCAAAAACACTATCCACCCGATTCCACGGCTACCATTTTCTTTTTAAAATGCAAGGGTAAAAAACGCGGGTACGTAGAAAAAATGGAAATAGGCATTACTGATAAAGATGGAAACGACGTTGAGCAGGTAATGATCATCGGCGGCAAAGAAATTAAATTCTAATGGTAGCAACCGCGCAATCCATAGCATCTAAAGAAGTTATTTTTGCTCCCTTCCCCAAACAGGAAGAGTTTATTGAAGCCGTCCTTTCCGGGCAGTACAATTTTGTTACTTATGGTGGCGCCATCCGTGGCGGAAAAACATTTGCGCTCCTGGCCCTGTTTATCCTGCTTTCCCGGATCTTCCCCGGCTCCCGCTGGGCAATTGTAAGAAAGGATTTGCCCGTAATTAAAACAAACCTTTACCCTTCCTGGGATAAGATTAAACCAAAAAGGTTTATACTAACTGATGCCAGTGATCATAATCAAAACACCGTTACTTTCAGAAACGGATCTCAAATAATTTTCTTTCCTGAAACCTACTCAACTGATAAGGAACAGAACCGTTGGAAAGGCCTGGAGGTAAACGGAATCGGTTTTGAAGAAATAAACGAGTGCCAGCAGGTTAGTTTAAGTAAAGCATTTGAGCGGGCGGGCTCCTACATTATTAAGGGCGCAAAAAATCAACCAAAACCGATCGTGGTTGCAACGTGCAATCCTACTTTCGGATGGTTCAAGGAAATGGTTTACGAGCCGTGGAAGAAAGGAACACTAAAATCCACCTGGCATTATATTCAATCCCGGATATATGACAACCTGCCACTACTCCAGGCGCAACCCGATTACCTTCCGCAACTAAAGGATAACCTTTCCTATTACGAATATGAGGTCTTTGTTGAGGGCAATTGGGACGTTCAGCTAAAAACCGGCAATGAATTCCTGCGGGATTTCGAATTAAGTAAGCACGTAAGGCCCACCGGCTTCACCCCTGGCATTCCGGTTTGCGTATCTATTGACAGCAACGTATACCCTTATATCGCTATAACGTGCTGGCAGTTGATAAGAAGCGGCGCAGGGTGGATCATAAGGCAGATACATGAACTACCCGCTGCCGATCCGGAAAACACGGCAAGCCAGGCGGCCAGGAAAATAGCCGGCTGGCTCCGGTATATTGGAACAAAGGAGAAAGTTTACCTTTATGGAGACTGGTCTACAAAGGCCAGCAATAATATTGATGATAACAAACGCAGCTTCTTTCAGATAGTGGAAGAAAATCTAAAAAGAGAGGGCTTCCGGACCGAAGACAAGTTAATGCCGCATGCATCTGTTTCAAGTATCGGCGATTTTGTAAATTCCATTTTTAAAGGAGAGCAGCGCGGACTGGAAATTGAAATAGGCGAACATTGCAAAAAATCTATCAATGATTATATCGAGACAAAAACAGCGAAGGATGGTAGTATTTTAAAAGTGACTGTGCCAGCTACACCACTTATGCCGGCACATCAAAAGAATGCTCATTTGACCGATACGCTGAAAGATTTCATAGTGCAGTCCTTCCGGGAAGAGTACAACAAATTTATGAATAGCACGCCGTCAAAACTGATGGGCCAACTGGGATATTTCAGATAAGCTATGAATAACGTAATACCATGTGGAACAAGGGTAGTAATAAAGCCAGCAAACATCGAAGGGACCATTACCGGTATCAGTTTAAGGTTTGAGGCTATCGCTTATGAGATATCATATTTTAACAGGGACTTGGAGCACCGGGAAGTGTGGTTAAATGCATGCATGTTTGAAATCAAAGAGTTAGACATTTTAAAAATAGGTTTTGTAAAATAAAAATTTACCAACCATGACAACTCAAGAACTCGAAGACCTGCTTAAAGCGGGCGACATTAGTAAACTCAGATCAACTCTCGAAACGCATTACTTAGTTAAAGGCGTAGCCGACGCGTTTAAACAGTACGACCCCAAGTACCATGATATTATGAGTCCGGAAAACAGAAAGCCGATCCCGATATACGACACTGAGGGCAAGGGCGTCACCGACTGGGTCCAGCTTGCAAAAATCCCCCTGGCCCTACAAAAAAAAATAGTCCTTACCGCTGCAATGTTTTTAGGGAATCCGAAATTTCAATCGACGGCAAACGGACCGGAGGAGGATAAAATGACTGCAGGCATAGATCGGATCATGGAAGACAATAAAATGGAGTATAAATTTACCGAAGTTGTAGAGCGGGCAATGAGTGAAAAACATTCTGCTTTGCTTTCTTATACGCAAGCAGCCGACCCCGATTACTGGGAAGGTACCGGAATTAAAAGCAGTAATAAAATCCGGATGAGGATCCTTTCCCCGGTTCTCGGTGATCTGCTTTACCCGGTTTATGATGACTACGGCGATATGATCGCTTTCGGCCGGGGGTATAAGATCAAGAGGCCGGAAAAAGAAGTAGAGTATTTCGACATCTATACAGCGGACCGTTTTTATTACAGCTCCAATGAGTCAGGCGCGTGGACCACTGAAATATTTATGGGTGACCCCGCTTTAAAAATTACAGGGGATAATTTAATAGGCGTTCCCAACCCGGTCGGGAAGATCCCCGTTATTTATTTTCCTCATCATTTAGAATGGGAAGATGTGCAGGAGTTGATCGACCGGCTGGAAATAATAATATCCAATCACGCTGACACTAACGACTATGTAGGCAGTCCGATTGTGTTCGCAGAGGGAGATACACTAAGCTTTCCCAAAAAAGGCCAGGCGGGTAAATTCATCCAGGGCAACAACGGCGCAAAGGTATCTTACCTGACCTACGACGCGCAACCGGGTTCGGTAAAAATGGAAATTGAAAACCTGATGAGGTACATTTATTCGCTAACGCATACCCCTGATATCAGTTTTGAACAAATGAAAGGTTTAGGGGTATTTTCCGGGGTGGCGCTAAAAATGTTGTTTATGGATGCTCATTTAAAAGCGGCGCATAACGAACGGGTTTTTGGTGAGGGGGCGCAGCGAATGGTAAATTACCACAAGGCGGCACTTGCGAGCCTGGATAAAACTTTGAAGCCCGCCGTGAAAATGAGAATTAAACCCGTATTCACTTACTTCCTGCCTGAAAATTTCACCGAAGAGATCGACAATATAAACAAGGGGTTGAATGGTGGTATACTCTCCCAACAAACAGCCGTTAAATTAAATCCCCTGGTAAATAATCCCGAGGAGGAGCTGGTAACCATAAAAGCGGAAACAACGGTAAATGATCAAAAGGCACTGGATTTGGCGCAGGCTTCGAAACCGTCGCTATTGCCGGAGCCGGCGAATAATTAAAATTTGTATATTACAGGAAAAACGCGCGTCTTGCCACGCCGGTAACTATTTTGCTCAATTGATTTTTGAAGTAGGCAAGTACTTCTTTTTTCGGTTGGGCATTACTTTTTAAAATTCATGAACAAATGACAACGCTTTTAATAATAATCTGTTTAATCGGCGTTATACCTTCCTATTTTATTTATAAGTGGGTTTGGAAAAATAATTTTGGTTGGACAAATAAAGACAAGTCGAATGCTATATTTTTTTCCGTGCTTTTCGGATGGTTGTGTGTACCGGTAATTCTAATTCTACACTTAATTTTCATAATCAAACGTTTGGGAAAACCCGCCACATGGTAAACATTTTCACCCCCTCCCAGCTACACATTACAAAACAACTATTAACATGGACGTAAAAGACAGGCTTGACAAATTTGAAAAAAATATTACTTTTCATATCTACGTTGCAGTTGCCTTGTTCACGATTATTGTATCGGTTTTAATGAATGTCTGGTTTTAATTCTATCAAACTATAAAAGGATAACGGGTTATGGACAAATTTATTAGCGATGTTGCAGATATGCTGCAAGCGTGTTTAATACACCGAGGTAATATCATTACCGGCGCAATCACTCTTGAAAATACAATGAATATATTTTTAGCTGAACATTTTTGTCAAGGCAATGGTAAAGAGATAGAATTAATAGAAACTGTTTTTGCAACTAGAAAGTATACTTTTGATGCTAAGCGGGATACAATTCGAGCAATTCTATTGAAGAGCCTGCATCCTTATAATGTAGACAGTGAATTTTTATGCCGCGATTTGAGGGATATACCTAATAAAAGGAACGTGTTCGCTCATTATCCATTGGGCAATGATAAGGAAAGCGTTGATTTATTTAAAGCGACAGGCACCTTAACATTTTTAAAAGTTGAAAATTCCACAGAAAAAGTCCTCTACACTCGTGAGGATGTGGATAACTTAATATCACTGATATCAAGATCTTATCATACAATTTCCGACCTGATTGAAAATAGACGTCAAAATTAAATCCATAAAAATGCAAGTCATTTGCAACTATAGACAAAAATAAAAGGGTATTGCTCTTGAAATTTCCGAGCAAATACTTATTCAAGTAGGACTACCAAAAGTTGCTTTTTAAGCTACAAAAACTACTCTATCTCTTATGAAGGTTTAGTTATCTTGCTGTAAAATACTCTCTTTTTTTACTTCAACAAAACCATACAAACTCCTGATTATAAAAAAAATACGCCAATATTAATTTTTAAATAATAGTTTTGTACAGAACTTTCTCACATAAATAGTGAGCGGTTCCAGAGAAAATTGATTTTAACAGCGAATAAAAACTCTACCGTTTTTAGCTCCCCTCCTGTTTATTTGCAGGCCGGCGTACCGGCATCCCCCAAAAAGTTTCCCGCATACATTAACGGCGTCACGCTCCTGAGCGGTACGACGGCATTGATATGTCATTATAAAAATCAATTTTATCTAAAATGCCAACTATTAAAGACGCAATTCTCGCGGCTATTAAAACCAAATTCCCGGCTGTTAACCTGAGCAAAAAAAGATTAGACGCTATCGCGGCTAAGATTGAAGCCAAAGTAATAGACGATGAAACCAAAATAGACGCAGCCCTCACAACTTTTGACGAATACAACCCACTTGCTGAAATGGCAAAAACCGATGACGCAATCAGGAACTACCAGGCAAAGGAGAAGGACAAAGACAAGGATAAAAAAACCGGTGATGAAAAAACCGAAACTCCCTCTGAAAAAGCTACCAGGGAGGCAGCCGAAGCGAAAGCCGCAGCAGATGCCGCCAGCGCTGATAAAGATACTCCGCCCTACGTAAAACAAATGATGGAACAATTCGCAAGCATCAAAGGCGAACTGGCAGCTATTAAAGGCGAAAAAACGGTATCGACCATCAAAGGAAAAATTGCGGCCGCCCTTAAAGAGAAAGACGTACCCGAAAAGTTCTATGGAAAATGGAAGCTGCCCGAAACTGAAGAAGGGATCGACGCTTTTGTAAAGGAGGTTGAAACCGATTATTCTGAATTCGCGCAAGCTCAAACCGACAAAGGCTTTTCAGTCATGAAGCCACCAAAGGGCGGAAATGGGCAAGGGGGCGGAGACACCAAAAAGGCGTCGAAGGAAGAAGTAGACGCGGTTCTAAACAATATTATGTAACAGAATTAAACCATAGAAAAATGGCAACACCTAATTTAAACAATCCTGGCGAGAGCATCATTACTGGTAATGACTCGATTGTGATTGTAGACAATTTCCAGTCGATAAGGGGCGGCCGTTCATTAAACACTACGGGGTTTGCGCCAAAGGTGATCAAGGCAGGCCACGTAATTATAATGGAGACAGCGACTAAGGAGTACAAGCCTATGCCAGCTACGGAAGAACTTTTCGGTAGTGTCCTTACCATAGGTGCCGTAACACCTGGCACCGGGTACACTGCAGGAGTGTTTGAAAATGTTCCGCTTACTGGTGGCAGCGGCCACGGAGTAAGGGCAACCGTTACGGTAACGGGCACAGCCGTTAGCGCGGTAACGATCACTTATGCCGGGAGTGGATATACAGCAGGCGACGTGCTAACTATTCCTGGCTCTTATGCTGGCGGTACTCAAACCACGGCGGCATCAGTACCCGCAGCTACGGTAGGAACTACGGCCGGAGCTTACGGCGCCCTGCCTGCAGGTCATACCTATGCAGGTATTTTGATCAACTCGGTTTTAACGGCGAAACCCTTCGCCGGTATAATGGTTAGGGGAACAGTTAACCCGGCAGCAGCACCCGCACCGATGACAGCTATACTGACAGCAGTAAAGGCCGCTTTGCCACTAATCGATTTCAGGGAGGACTAAGTTATGGAAACATCACAATTTATAACATACTTAACCAGGTTCTTTAGTGGCATAGTTACCGGTATCGTAGCAACGTTAAACGGCACGAAGGCCCCCCTGGTATACTATCATAAAAGATTCCTTAAAAAGAATTTTTCTTTAGATGGTAAATGGCAAAGCATCAACGCTACTAATACCCTGGTAATGGCCGACGTAGTGGCAATGGACAGCAGCTTGCCACTCAAGAAAAGGGATTCGATCTCGCGGGCTACCGGGGACATTCCTAAAATGGGTATGGAGCTTGCCCTTCGGGAGCAGCAGCTTACAAACTTGCAGCTTCTACGCTTGCAGCCAGGGACCGAGCCGCAGTTGATAGCAAAACTTTTTGAAGATACTCCGCGAGTTATTGGTGGTATCTATGAAAGGCTGGAACAAATGTTTTTGGAAGCATTGTCAACCGGCGTTACCGTCATAGATGACACGGAGAATGTAGGAACAGGCGTAAGGATTGACTTTGGCTACCTGCCTGCAAACAAGTTCGGAGCGGAAGGGTTTGCCTGGTCCAATGTTGGAGCAAAACCGATTGATGACTTGAAGCGCATGCAGGCCCAGGCCGGAACTACCGGGAGCATTATTACCCGCTTCCTTATGGACCGGACTACATTTACCAATATGGCTAAGACTACTCAGCTAAAGGAAATGTACGGCTTCTTTGTAGGCTTCCATGGCACTGTTACGCAGACGCCTACTCTTACCCAGGTTAACTCAGTGCTGGCAGATGGTTTCGGTTTTGTTATTGAAATCATTGAACGCAGCGTAAGGTATGAGAAGAATGGCATTCAAACTGTAGTGCAGCCATGGTTCGCAGGCGCAGTGGTAGGTATCACGTCCGAAGCTTTGGGATCAATCGTTTGGGCTACCCTGGCCGAAGCTCAGGCCCCGGTTGCGGGAGTAGCGTATGAAACTGCAGACGAATACATTTTGGTATCGAAGTATCGTACAAACCGCCCTTCATTTGCTGAGTGGACCAATAGCCAGGCCCGCGTAGTTCCCGTTCTCACTAATACCGATCAGATTTTCTTACTGGACACAACAACAGTGCAGCCAGGCTTACTATTGGCCGAAGCCACTACTGCAGGAAAGCCCGGTGAAGATAAGGACGGCAATGATGATGACGGTAAGACAGTGGGCAAGAAAGGCGGACCGCGAAGCTAACAACCAGGTAACGAGCAAATGACTAATAAGGAATATCTTATAGCGCAGTTGGGCTTCGCGCCGGGTCCCAATGTTGCGGAAGCAGCATTGATTGACATAGGCATAGACGGAGCCGCTGAGTATATCCCTGGCAATAGCATTCCCTTGAAGACTGCCGCTATTAAGGTATTGTATACCCTTATTTCAACAGCAGATACCGGTAATTCAATCACTGGTTTTATGATAAAGTATGACCGGCCTTCTATCCTTAAACGCATTGGCATCCTGGAAGATGAAGTAGGTATCATTGCAGCCGGTCCCACAATCACAAGCAGGCGAGTATGGTAAGAAGGTACTATATCACTGGTGGCAACAACCCTGGCGATCCCGCTGTAGGGGCCCTGGCAATAGTTGATCCATATTTCCAGGGCAAGGAAGTGGCCGGTTTTTCACTGGACGGAGTACGGGACTATTCACCGAGCACAGAATGGGAAGTGGACCCACTGACGCTGGACACGATCAGCGTTTTAACCGGGGAACCTTTCAAGCTGAATGAAGTGTGGAAGGTAGAAGTTGGATCGACAACCGATGCTGAGCTTCCTGGTGTGGACCCTTACTTGCCGGATATCATTAAACTGGTAATAGCCCGCGTTAATGCGGTATTTGCATACAGGGCAGTAGACCCGTTCCAGGTATACTATGATCACGGCCTTTATGAGCAGGTAGGGACCGACAGGCTAAGAAGTGGCAGGGGTTATTTGCTCGTTTGGCTTGTAATGCCTTTCACGGAGACAGCGCCAATTGATGACAGTTATTACGGTGACGCAAACTGCAAAATTTTGATAGCAACAGCGACGAGTAATAATTACACCCAATTGGAGCGGGAAGATATCAACTTTCACCCGCGACTGATCCCGGTTTACCGGGAAATCATAAATCAGTTAAAGCTGGAACCGAAGCTACTAAATGGCAGTAAGGTGGATCACACAAAAAGAGTTATACCCTATTGGGGCGGCGGCGAACCGGCAGGCCCCGGCCAGGCTAACCTTTGGAAGGATAACGTAGAAGGGATAGAGATAGCCAACTGCAAATTAAAAATAGGGCACGCTATAGATTGCATTTTTACATCAAATTT